AATTGATGCGGGTACCAATGCGGTACACCTGCGGACAGGCACGCACGGGCGACACTTTTTTGTTGATGTCCCACGCTCCACGGGAACCACCTGTCACAAAATGTCTTGGGCATGTGGGCCTGAAGTAGTTCAACCGCCGGTGCCGGAATCAGGACAAATGCAACGCCGATGTACTTTTCCGTCTTGTGCTTTTCGAGCCGATATATCCAGTGCTCGCGTGACATGTCGCAATCTTGCGGGGTCATGGACAGCAGTTCTTTGGACCGCATCCCCGTCAAACGCTGCACCTGAATCGCGATCTTGACACCGGCGGGAAGGTAGGGCAGGGCTAGTTCATACTGACTATCCGTGACCGGCTCCACGGGCGGATTGTCCACGGCACCCTCCCGCCCAGGTGCGATCGGCTTGACGGCTGCCAGCCGCTGCCACACGTCCGGCTCCACTAGATTCTCTTCAACCGCCCACTTAAAACACGCGATTATCTGGGTCGCTCGTTTGTTGACTGATCTCCGCACGTGGCCTTTTTTGATCAGGCTCTTCCGGACCGCCTTTAGTTGTACCGGCCCAAACTCGCCAGCGAGCTTACTCCCATATAGATCAGTGAGCGAGTCCACCGCATATCGCAAGTTGACGGCCTCGGTACGACCGTTCTTGTTCTGGCCGTAATAGGTGACGCAATGGGCCAAATACCTGATGCCCAGCTCCATCACCGTTAGCGGCTGTGCAGGCACGACCTCAACGGGCCAGTCACCGGTCGCGTAGATAATTTCGCAGAACTCGTAAAACGCCTGGCGAGATTCCGGCGAGTTGAACGCCCCAGGCAGATACTTATACACAGTGTTGAAATAGATTCTGGCGCGACCAGAACTATGTAACGTGTACTTGGGTATAGGGTTAGGTGGGCGAGACATGTCGCCACCGTCGAAAATTCTCAACATTGTTGTCTAAGAAGTCCGGATAAGTTGAACACTTAACGTCTTGTCTTAAATGTCTTAATCCTAAAGACTTAGGCCAATACACCCGGCACGATTTGAACGTGCGACCTTTTGCTCCGGAGATTTGCAAGAGGTTCGGTTCAATCCTTCTCGGTGTGTAAGCCATGTGTCACCAACGGATTGCGAGTTAGAGGGACGGGGACGGGTTAGTTAGCGGGCGATTGTAGAGTGCATCACTATCGTGGGCGACGATTCGCCTGACAGTTCAGCGAACCAGTTTGAATAAGCCTGGTCGCGTTTTGATTCAGACAAGACCAGAAATTCCTTGATTGCGGCCATCACGATTGCTGCGTGGCGTGGTCGTCGATTTCCGAACATCTGGTCAGTCATGCGTAATCTGGATATTTCCATATCAAGATCAGCTAGGATTTGAGGGGCAACCCGCAAATCCATCCGAGCGGATAGAACATCTGCTTTCGACATCGGTACCTCCTTTCTTACTTACATCATATAGGTATACCGGCAAAACGTCAAATACGTTTTCCCGATATTCCTTCCTATTACTGATTGACGGCAATTCGCAAATGGTGTATAATCCGAAAGTGTCATGTAGTTTGTAACACAAAGGGAAACCATGAAAAAAAAATCCACTGATGATAGTCGCACTGAAGTTAGGCTACCTGCCCCGTTAAAAAGGGCTTTGCGGGTCTACTGTGCCCAAAACGACCTGAGCATTCAGGAGTGCGTGATCCATGCAATCAAGGGACAAATCGAAACAGAGGTGTTGTGCGATGTCACCAACCAAACCTGATTTGATCTGGGAGCAACCGCTTGGTGTGGTTCGCGGCGAACTGAGCGAGCCAGATCCGTGGATCGTTGATCCGCATGTAAAAGAAGAACGGGAAGCAATTCAAGCGGAGGGGCAACCCTCCGCACAAATAAGAGAGGTCAGGGCAGCAGGATGAACGCGATACCGACGCACTACAACGGGATCAATTTCCGGTCTCGTCTTGAAGCGAAATGGGCAAGGTTTTTCGACCTGCTCGGGTGGCCATATGAATATGAGCCAATCGACCTTAACGGGTATATTCCGGACTTCGTTCTAAAGTTTGCAAAGATGCCGATCTACGTTGAAATCAAGCCGTCTATGACGGTCAAAGATCTGAAAAGCGACTGCCAGAAAGCTCGCCTAGCTACGCTCGGGAAAAGACTCCTTTGTCTTGGCGGATCTTGTGAGCTGCCAGACGAGTACACGGAGTTTGCATTTGGAGTTCAGGCTGTAAGGTTGAATTTGTGCGACGAAGAGTACGCTAAATTGTGGATTGAAATATTTGGAAAGGGCAATCCAAATCATGAAGAGTGGGACGTAAGCGACCCGTCAACTCAGATGTGTGTTATTGGACACATGGACGAATCAGAAATTCACAAATGTAAGGAATGCGGCCTGTTCTATCCGAATTGTGATGGATACAGTTCTTGTCCAAATTGTGGATATCACAGTAAAGGCAGGTCTGTTGAAGAGTATTTGTCAGCGAAAGAACACGTGATGACAGCATGGAAAGAAGCGACAAACACTATTCAGTACAAGCGGATTTTTAAAGCCGGGAAGGACTAATCACTATGTCCTGGCCTGATTATTTCGACGCCTGCAAACGCAACGACACGTTTGCAGCGTTCGAGGCTTTAGCGGCAATTGGCGTCCTCCCAGTCGTGAACGGGGAGGACAAGAAGGGCAAGATCAAGCGGCCAATGGCTGCTGCCGGTGAGGCTTGGCAACACATCACGACTGATCAATGGCGTGAGCGTCTTATAGGATACCTCCAAAATGGTGTCCCTGTGGGGATCGGGTGCAAGCCGGTCGGTTATCTTGTGGTCGATGTTGATCCGCTGGATAAGGATACGAGACGACTGCCGACCGCATGGAAGGAAGCGGCACAGTTCCTGTTCGGTTCTGACGACTGGCCTAGTTCGATGGTTGCCAAAACCGAGGGAGGTGCTCACGTCTGGTTCATTGTCACAGATTCAATTTTGGCGGCATGGGATCGGGGCGGAAAATTGAAGATTGAACTGCCATCAGGGGACGCGATAGAAATCTTTGTCGGCATAGCCGATTCAGGCAGTCAGGTGGCATGTGCTCCAAGTGACGGCAAGCGGATCTCCATCCCGATGCCACCGATACCACTGCCGGAATCGGCGGAACAGGCGATCTTGCGAGCACTCACACAGCCGGAAAAACCGAAGGTTGATCCTACCAGGGTGATTGGCAATGTTTCAAGCGATTTTGAATGGGCCAAAATCGCACTCAGTAAAGGTTACTTAGACACCCAGCTTTCAGATTATGACAAGTGGCTATCGGTCGGCATGGCACTCACTCACAAGTTTGGGGAAGACGGTGCGGAGTTGTGGGAGCAATGGTCAGCCAGGCACGACAAACACGTTGACGGCGAATGCTCGGTCAAGGTCAGATCGTTCAAGCGGGTGGACGGTGATAAGCAGATTCGGTTCGGAAGTCTAATCCAGATCGCGAGGGCCAACGGAGCAGCTGCTCCGCAACAATCAATCGAGCCAGTGCCGATGGAAATGTTTGAGGGCATCCCAGACGCAACGAACGTAGCCGATATTCTGGCTTTGATGAAAGAGAGAACGTGGCTTTGGGGTGATCCGGAGACCAACGTGGGGTGGTTTGTCAAACGCGGTTTGCACTTGGTAGAGGGCAAGGAAGGTACGGGAAAGACACGATGGCTGATGGATCTGGCAAGACGCTGGTCGCTCGATTTGAAGTGGCCAGATGGCACAGAAATCACGATGGATACCGACTCCAAGATCCTGTTCGTTGCTGCCGATTCGCACTGGGATCAAGTGGCAATGTGCAGCGAATCCTTTGGGATTGACCCAGAAAACGTGATATTCACCGGACCCAAAAACGACCCCTACGGATTCACAAATTTAGACGATCCCAAGACCATCGCTATCATTCGCCTCTGGTGCGAACGATACAAGATCGGCATGGTGGTGATTGATACCCTGATGGCCGCGTCATCACGTCCATTGGTCGATCCGCAGGAAGTTGCCAAGATCGCTGCTCCACTGCGGGAACTTGCCCGTGACATGAACGTTGCCGTGGTACTTGTCGGACACCTGAATAGCCAGGGCGAAACTTGGGGGCGTGCGATGGGTCGAACCTGCGATCATGTGATCAGAATGGAAGCAGATGAGACAGATGAGCAGAACATCACGATCAAGTCTGTGAAAGCACGTTGGAACCGGTTCGCACTTCCGGTCATTCAGGGCCGGCAAAGCGAAACCGGCTGGGAGTATTCCACGACCGGTTCCGATAGCAACGATGAAAAGCAGGTTAAAGGGCGTGCCGGTGCAGAGATCGCTGTCAGGGCACACATCACCGCCTGTGGCAAAACAGCATGGGGAGAGATCCAAGACGAACTGACGGAACAGGGCCACGCCAAGAACACGATTGATCGGGCTTTGAAGTTTATGGTCGCCACATCAGTCCTGATGAAGTGGGAAGAACACTTCCCATCGGGCAAAAAATGTACCTTTTACGACTTCGAACCGGGTCAGTCCCAATAGTTAGTCCCAACTCCCAAGTTGGGTATATATATACCCCAACACGTGGGACTAAGTAGCGTGGGACTAAGTTGGGACTAAGTTGGGACTACTTAAATTTAAGCGTTTCGTATTTTTTGGGAGTGGTTTGGGAGTGGTCCCAAGGTGGTTTGGGACTAAGTAGGTTGGGACTAACTTTGGGACTAGAAATCAGGAGTCGGGTCGCCATGAAAATAAAATCTAAAAATTCCGCACTTTGGGATTGACGGCAATTACGAAGTGGTGTATTATCCGTATGTCGGATATGAAGTCAGTAAGTAAGTCATCCAGCCCAGTAAGTAACACTCTTCGCGGAGCACACCCACAATGAACAGCACGTTAGATCAAGACCTATCCGCAGACCACCAAGCCCGCCTGACGGCTGGCCTGCGTGAATACGACGACCAATGGATCGAGGGGCAACGCATGGCTCGTGAACTTCAGCAACGGTTTGAGTCGTCCCGCCAGCGTGAGGAAGAGCAAGACGCTCGACTTTTGGACACCGCTTTTCAGAGCGAGCAACGGTTACTCAACACGATCGAATCGGCCTTATTGGACGACGATCACACGGCCAATCTGTCGCACGCCGCCGTGACCATCGCTCGGCTTCGCAGTCGGTTGACGGAGGTGACACGATGAACACCATTCTCAACTATCTTGACGACCGGACAAGCCGTCTAGTCATCCGCCAGGCAGAAGAAATCATCCGCCTCAAGAACCAGCTCACCACGCTGACGTGGGCGGCACACATCCCGTTGTCGCTAGCCGATGGCGAGGCAATGACCGCCTGTGATATCGGCGTGTTGCGATCCGAAGTAGAAGCCGCTGAAGACATGTTGGGAGGTGCCAAGCCATGAGCATTGAACTGATCGACGACACTGACACGGTTTTAGCTGAACTCAGCAGCAAGATTGTCCGGATCAGGACGCTTGAGCACTCGATCGAAAAGCGTGCCAAGTCGCGAACCGAGTCACTCAGTGAGGCTCGCGACAATTGCACGTGGCTCCGCAAGATCATCAAGACTGCCCAGGCTGGTCGTGATGCCGGCTGGCTCGAAAGCATGCTCGGAGAGATCGAGTCGGAAGGCTTTATCGAAGAGCAATTAGTCGGCGTGCCCGAACACATTATCAACCACGCGATTGCACTGTGCAAACAGGCGATTGCCAACCAGACACCATCACTGGTGTGACTCGCCAATGTTCGCTTGTTGGCCGTGGCGAGTTTACAACCGTTCCAAACAGATCACAAACGACACAAACGGATCCAAATAATGAGCACTGCAACCAAAACCGAATCAATTTACGGCAAGAAAACATGGACTCCACAAGGGGTTCTGAGCTATCCACACCTGTTTGAACCACGGGTGAACGAGTACAAAAACAACAAACTGTTTTACCAGGCCACCATCTTGGTGCCCAAAGTGGACATGTTTGAAGAGCTGGCCGCTGAAATGCAATCCATCAGCGAAAAGGCTTTCGGCCCATCGTATCGCAAACTGTCCACCCACTCGAACTGTGCTATCAAAGATGGGGACAAGTTGCTCGATAAAGAAGGGGTGCTTAAAACCAATCACCCTGAGGCTGGCTGTTGGGTGATATCCGCCAGCACCGGGTCGGCATTCCCGCCAAACGTGATTGACCGCAACGGTAGACCAATTACGGATCACAACGCAATTTACGGCGGCTGTATCGGTCAACTGCTGGTGACACCAGCGACCTATCGAGTGACTAAGAATTTCGGAGTGTCACTGTACCTGGTCGCATTTATGAAACTCGCTGACGGCGAAAGTTTCGGCGGCACATCAGGATTTAATCCGGTTTGCGATATGCCAGCGACGATCGAAGTTGCTGCCCACCTACGGGGCAGAATGCAGGTTCGCCCAGGCGGAATCGCGACACCCGTTGAAACTGATTCCGATCGGATCATGCGAACTCATTTTGATGCTACTCGCAACAACGGCCACGCGGTTGACCAGTCAGACGATGGCACCGGCGATATCCCATTCTGACCCCACGGACGGTCGCCCAGGCTGGTCATACGCAGCCAGCCTGGGATTTTCACCACCACCACGACATTTGAAAGGTAAGTAATGAACACTGATTTAGAGCTGCTCAAAACCGAGATTGACCGCTTGTCACAGCGGGTCCAGATGGCAATCGACGAGCCTAAGACCGATCCTGAACTGGTCTCGCGAGCCATGACCGATGTCCGGTGGCAATGGCGGTGGATGGAGTCCAAGACACCGGACCGCATCCCGTTTCAATCGTATGTAAATGGCTCAGACGAGGTGCAATCATGACCACCGCAACAATGGCAGCACCACTGTTTACAGCCGCCGAAACATTTCTGGCCGCCCGTGCCAAGAGATTAAACATGGCCGAAATCACCCTAATTAGTATGTGGCCGGAACGGGCGGGCAAGTACAAGCGAGTCATCGACTACGCTCGCAGAGATTTTGACCACGCTCTGGCTCGCAACCTGGCTGCCGATCCTGACACGGATCCAGCCGAGATCGTGCGGTTGATGAATCACCAGCCTTACGACCGCATCGTCTCGCTTGGGTCTGACAAGGATGGTAACGAGTTTCTAGTGGAGGAGTCCCAGGCAGGTCGTCACTGGACAGCCCACCCCGAACAGTTGCAATAAGATCAGTCCCGTAAGCCGCTATGCTCCATAGTCCTCAGGCGGTGGTAATTGTGGCTCGGTGGAATCCTTACCACCCGCTCTCGCACGCACGAGAGCAAGAGCGATCGGGCCGGGAACCGAGCGATTACCAAGCGGGCTGCATCCGCCGTCAGTGGCTCAAGGGGGACGTATTTCCCCGGGTGGGTTCGATTCCCACCGGCGGCTTGTCAGGGCTAGTCGATATCCAGCCCTGACAGACTCTCGGTTAGTTGATTCCGAAGTTGTTTATCCGGCACCAGCTGGGCAACCTCACTTGAACTGCGGGGAGTTGGTCAATCGGTACTCGCGCCGGTGGCTTCATACACCACCGGCACTCAATCAACATGGAGGTTACAGCAGATGCTAGTCCTAAAATGCAAAATCGGCGAAGAAATCGTGATTTCAGTCAACGGAATCGAAACCGTCTTGACGGTCACGGAATCGCATCACGGTGCGGTTAAGCTGGGTTTCTCGGCTCCACCGGAGGTGGTGATTGATCGGCGGATCGTGTGGGCTAAGAAGATGATGAATGCAGTTGAAACAGGGAAAACATCATGACCCTCACCACCCTGACAAGCAAACGCATCGCGATCGTGCGACAGTACAAAAGCGAGCACCCTGACAGCAACTTCCCAGACGATCGCGACCTTGATGCCGAGGTACCAGGGAGCGGCGAACTGATCAGTGCGCTAGGGACGATCGTTGAACATCACCAGCAGTACAAAATCAAGAGCGGCGGCACGATCGGCATCAGCTATTGCAAGACGCACCGGTCGTTTGCCGTCCATATCGGCAATGGAAACCATCGCTACGGTTACTACACAGCCAAGGAAGCGGCTGCGGCATATGACGCGGCTGCACTAGCGAGATACGGCGAAGACGCGGTCCTGAACGACCCTGACGCGGTGGACACTTTACAACTAGATGTGAGAGATAAAATATTATCGACAATTCTTTAATCAGCCTATACGCACTGGAAAATGATCGACACTTTCGCAGCGAAACGCTTGTTTCATTGCGGGAAGCACTGCAAACGGTACTCGATAAAAGGATCGGTTACGAACGTTTTTCGGTCTATTCTGATCCACGCTCGCAACGGACCGAAATCCTATTCATCCGCCGCGGGCAACTGGCGTGGTTCGTTTTAGATAAGCCGAACGATTCCGACCTGTTGCAATTCGCCCGTGACCTTAATTGGATGTGCCACTTGGATCCGCAATTGGCAGACTTTTCACCGTTACAGGAGGCATCAATCCGATGCACAGCATGACAGATGAGCAGATACTAATTGTCAAGGCGGCTAGATCGTTGCACCAACTCGGTGCGATGGCGGCACGGTTTGACGCTGTCGCACGGTCGCAAGAGAGTTGCAATCTGGCTACGGCGTTTGAAGTCAAACACGAATTGCTGGCTTATTGCAATCGCAACGGGATATCGGCAGTGGAATTTAAAGAACGGGAATACAAGGAGAATCTTGATGACACCGCTTGATTTTATCGCATCGTTACCACACGGTGAGGCCAAGGCTGCGGCGTTGACGGTCTACAACCTGATGACGCCGGTGTGGACCGAAATCACTGACGATCCGGCAACGCTGCCGGAGAATGGGATGTGGCTCGAAGGGAAAAATAAGCAACGTAGGTTTCTGGCGATGTGGGGGAACTCCACAGAACCAACAATAAAAAAGTGGAAGTCGTACGATTTTTTTGACCGGAAGTACGGATCGAGAAACACCATGACGCCTACACACTGGAGGCCGATCTGATGAGCGAATGGATCACCCTGGACGGCACGCCCGATAAACTGCCGCCGCCTTTCCAATTAATCGCGGTTCGGACCACCGAGGGATTCGAGTTTCTTGCCACCCGTGATGCAGATCCAGAAAAGTATCGTGACTGGTGCTGGTCGAAAGTTGTCAACCCGTATTGGCACTCTGATAAGCAAGCTATTGTCTTCGACGAGCAAGACTTGGAACCGCAGGACTGGATTGTTACTCATTGGAGGCCGATCGCATGAGCTGCCCTGACTACTACTTACTGACCTCAGGTCGTGAATTTATCGACTTCGCAAACACCGAGCTTTCCGCCTGGCTAAAACCACGGGTCTCTCACGAGGTCTATCACTGCATAATCTCCGCAATGGAACATCGGTTCCGGTGCGGAAATAAGCCCGGCGAAGCGGAGACGGACAAATCAGCAGAAGAGTTCTGGCTTTCGCGGGCAGTGTGGACCCACGTCAAATCTCGCACCGGGCCTTACTTCATGAGCGATATCATGCCAGTAGTTCTGGCGATGGTGGATTCCGAGCGGCGCAAGAAAGATCTAAAGAAGGTAAACTCATGACCATCATCGGAATCGACCCCGGCTTATCCGGTGGTATCGCAGTAATTGAAAACGGGCGAATCGTTGAAACGCACCGCATGCCGATTGTCAAGTTTTTCGGTAAGAAGGTACTGGATTCACGCGGCCTTCGGGAGATCCTGATCGAGCGTGATTATGCCAGCCGCGTCATTATCGAAAAGGTTCACGCGATGCCCGGCCAGGGCGTCACGTCCACGTTCACTTTTGGCTTCGGCGCAGGTGTGATCGAAGGTGTTTTGGCTGGCATCACAATGCCGTTCGAATATGTGACGCCTCAGAAATGGCAGTCTATTCTGAACGGGATTGATTCCAGTCTAAAAAAGAAACGGTCTGTCGTATATTGCAACGGACGTTTCCCCACGATCGGTAAATTGACCGATGGGGAGGCCGATGCGGTTTGCATGGCCCTGTGGGCAGGTGGTGTGTGATTTCGGCGGGATCGGTGGTAAGATAGTTGCGTTGGTTACTTACGGAGACCGTGCATGAAGATCAAGACAGTCGCCATCGGTTCGATATCTCAAGACCCCGCGAACCTGCGAAAGCACGGCGAAAGGAACATTGATGCGATCGTTGCCAGCCTACGCAAGTTTGGGCAGCAACACCCGATCGTGATCGACTCCACGGGTATCATCCTATCGGGCAACGGTCGCTACATGGCCGCCGTTAAGCTCGGCTGGAGCGAGATCAAGGTGGTCGAGTCGTCACTCACGGGATCGGCTGCCACCGCTTACGCCATCGCCGACAACCGGACGGCGGAACTGGCCGAGTGGGACACTACGGCACTGGCTGAGACCTTGCGGGCGTTGCAATCGGAGGAGTTTGATACCAACGCGGCAGGGTATAGTGATGGCGAGATTGATGCGTTGGTGGAGGGGTTGGGGAGTGAGTTGCTTGGGGCAGATAAAGAGATCGTTGAAGATGAGATTCCGGAGCCACCCGTTGACCCGATCACCAAGACTGGCGATCTGTGGATTCTTGGTGAACACAGGGTGCTCTGCGGCGATTCGACGAAGGCGGATGATGTGGCACGGCTGATGGCGGGGGCGAAAGCGGATCTTTGCTTTACTTCCCCACCTTACAACCTGGGCAAGTCTGTTGGACTTCGCAACGGACACCGTAAAGGCATGTCGAGTGCGTACAACGATATTGCTGATAATTCGGGCGATTGGCAATCGCTTTTCAGGGATTTTACCGATTTAGCAATATCTCACTCTTTGCTGGTCGCTATAAATGTTCAAATGCTTTCTGGAAACAAGGTTGCACTCTGTGAACTTATCGGAGAGTACGCATCACGAATTGTTGATACTGCTGTTTGGGTAAAAACGAACCCGCAACCAGCCATGGCAGAACAAGTAATGACGAGTGCGTTTGAATTCATAATAATGCTTTCACCAGAACAGGGTCCGACACGGCGAATCTCAACTGGGTCTTTCGGGCGTGGTCAACTGTCGAATGTCTTTTCGCACGGTACAGCCAGTGGTCATGACTCGTCAATTCATGGTGCAGTCTTTCCGATTGCGGTGGCATGTCATTATGTCGGCAATTTAACCAAGACTGATAACACCATCTACGATCCCTTCCTCGGCTCCGGCACCACACTAATCGCAGCCCAACAACTCAACCGCAAGTGCTACGGCATGGAAATCAGCCCCCAATATTGTGACGTGATCGTGAAACGGTGGGAGAATCTAACGGGCATGGTAGCCGTTCGAGAGACCTCGGTAAAAACACCGGCATAACATCGGAGACAAAAATCATGCCACCTAACATCCAAAACCTTCGACCACCGTGGCCCAAAGGAACGTCTGGCAACACCGGTGGGCGTCCCAAAAAGCCGCTCCAAGCAGCCCTTGAAACAGAGCTGGCGTCCAAGCCCGAACTCCTGCGGGCGATGGTGCAAAAGGGCTTGAAGATGGCTCTGGAAGGTGACTTCCGTTACTGGTCAGCAATCTGGGACCGGCTGGACGGTAAGGTTCCGCTACCGATCTCTGTGGAGCCGGTGAACACTGAAGATTACGGCATCCTAGTTGAACTACCTAAACCAGAAATTACCGATGGCGAAAAAAACATTAATTCAGGCGACTGACCCACAGAAGCAATTTTGGGCTGACGAATCGAAGTTTACAGCATTCGTCGGCGGGATCGGATCAGGCAAGACCTTTGCAGGTGCATTGAAGGTGCTCACCATGCCCTCCAACAGCACCGGCATGGTGCTGGCTCCAACCTTCCCCATGCTTCGGACCGCTTCACTACGAGCGTTTCTGGATATCGCAAGACCTGCGGGCCTGATCGAATCGTTTAACAAATCCGACTACGAAATGGTGCTCAAAGGCAACCGCACCATTTATTGGCGATCGGCTGACAACCCCGACCGGCTCCGTGGTCCTAACTTGGGGTGGGTCTGGATGGACGAATCCGCCATGATGGATGAAGAGACATGGCTTATCGCGATCGGTCGCTTAAGGCAATCACCCGGCCAGGCATGGATGACCAGCACGCCCAGGGGCACACGTCACTGGCTTTACGACCTGGTCAAAAAGGCTCATGTTTCAGTCACCACAGCCACATCGGCAAGCAACCTGTTCAACCCTGACGACTTTGTTTCCAGCGTCTCGTCAATCGGCTCCGCTGACTGGCAGCGGCAGGAACTTGGTGGCGAGTTCGTTGAACCGGGCGGGACATTGTTCAAACGGCACTGGTTCAATTCGGTCGACAAATTGCCAGACGGCGAACGATTATCAGTCCGATCATGGGACACCGCAGCCACAAGTGGCGGGGGCGATCATTCGGTGGGTCTGAGGATGCACAAGATTGACGGCAAGTATTATGTGGACAGTGTGATCCGTGGCCAGTGGGGACCGGACGAGCTGGACACCATCCAGCAGCAGACAGCCGAAACCGACGGGCAGGATGTCTCGATTATCTTGGAACGCGAACCGGGATCGGCGGGCAAGCGAATTAACCAATACACCCGACTCGCTTTGTCTGATTACCACGTGGTCGAAGAGAGCCACACGGGCGGCAAGTATCAACGGGCGTTGCCATCAGCCAAGGAAGCGGCTCGTGGCGGGATTGTGCTGGTCAAGGGCAATTGGATCACCGCATTTCTCGATGAGATCGCTGATTTCAATGGCGAAAAAGATCAGGTGGATGACCAGGTGGACGGGCTTTCGCTGGCCTTCAACTACCTGTTTCGAAAAGTGGGCGTATCACTGTAAGTTAAAAAGAGTTAAGATATGGGCTGATAATTACTTGATTCCGGCTTAGGAGCACCACCGTGAACTACTTTGGACAGATGATTTCCGGCCTTACAAACGGGGTCAAAACGCTCTTTTCAGGGCGTGGCGGTGGTGGATCAGTCTACGCACAACGTGCCAGGCAAATACCGTCGGCACGATTCGACTGGATCTCCGAGGCCGGTGATTTCCGACAGAATCCGGTGGTCGCCTTGGGGCTGGACTGGATCACCCGCAATATCACCAGCGTGCCGCTGAAACTGTACATCAAAACCAAGTTTGGTGAGGAAGTTGAGCTGGAGGGCCACCCCGTTCTGGACATCCTCAAAACGCCCAACCCGATCTACTCTGGACACGCTCTAATCAGTGCGATCGTGACTGACTTGATGACCAGCGGGACGGCCTTTGGCTACATCGCCAATACCAACGCGGGATCGGTCGGCGAGCTGTACTGGATGGATGCACGCCAGATGGCACCGGACTTCCCGACCGATGGCTCCAGATGGCTAAACCAGTGGAAATACCTACCTGCCGGAACCGGTCGAATTGAAGTCTTTACGCCCGATCAAATGATCGTGTTTAAACGTGGAATTGACAGTTGGAACGATCGGCTTGGTTACACTCCGCTTCTGGCGTGCTGTCGCGAAATCGCTCTGGTGAATATGCTTTCCGGCTACACCGGAGCGATCCTAAAAAACGCTGGTGTCACCAATATTGTGGTGACTCCGAGTGGTGAAAATGTGATTCAGGAAAAGCAGCGGGACCAACTGCGAACGACGATCATGGACTCGATCGGCATGGACAGCCAAGGCAAGCCGCTTGTTTTCAGCAGCCCGGTGAACGTATCCAGCCTCGGAACCATGCCACGCGACATGATGCTCACTGATGTGGACATGCACGCGGTTGCGAGGATCACATCAGCGATGGGCCTGTCTCCCATGCTTCTGGGACTCCCTGACCCGGGCAAGACTTACAGCAATTATCGTGAAGCACAAAGGGCCGCTTGGATTAACTCAATCGTGCCGTTTCAAGAGCTGATTCGACAGACGCTGAACGAACGACTTTTAAGCATTTACGACCCGTCCGGTCGGTTGCAACTCAAATGGGATTACGCCAACGTCGAAGCACTGGCCGAGGATCAAAAGGCTCAGGCCGATCGCGCCGTGAACCTGTACAAAACCGGGTTAATCACGCGAAACGAAGGGCGTCGAATCGTCGCCTTGGAACCGACCGAAGATGGTGACAATTACTTCACGGACAACTCACCAGCACCGGGAGGCGCGTTTGATGGCCAAAAGCAAAGCCAAATCGGTGTTGAGTCTGAAGCCTGATCCGGTCAAGGTAAAAGACGAGGAGCGAATATTCCAGTCGGTATCCAAATTGCTCGCCGCGGTTTGGTGGCGACTGGAGCCGATCTACCGGATAAAGTTTGAGACCGCATCAGGTTACGATCGAAAACAGATGAGTAACCCGATGCGGGTACACATCACGCACGATATCGCTGATCCGCTGCTTAAACAGTTCGTGGTAGGCATCTTGGGTATCTTCGACGCATCGGCACGGAAAGCCCGCGTGCGATTAGGTCAGCAGGATGTGGCCGATTGGGACATCCGCAATGTCTCGGTTTACGATCAGATCAAACGCCACGAAATCCGGCTCGCCATGTCAACGATTGACGACATCCAAGCCAGCACCGCTGATGAGGCTCAGCGGCTCATCAAGCAAATGCAAAAGGATCTGCTGGAAGGTCAAAAGGCAGGCGACACGCTCAAAGACAAGACCGATCGCCTGGCCAAATATTTCGGCGAAACGGCACGCTGGAAGGCACGCCGAATCGCGATCACCGAATCATCGCGTGGCCAGAATTACGGCTTTCTGGCTGGAACCGAGGACATGGACACAGTGGCCGGATATCGCTGGATGTTGTCGTCAGATGCGTGTGAACAGTGCCACCGGGTCGGCACCATCAACGGGCGGCCACGACTGGTGAAAAAGGGGCAACCGTTCGCGACTGGTCAAGCGTCCGAAGATTATTACGCCACGATTCAGTGTCCTCCACTGCACCCCGGCTGCCGCTGTAGCGTGTCGGCTGTGATCGACGACGAGCAACCGACTAAATGGGATGACACCATCAGCGATCAGTGATACACTTAACTTGTTATTGATTACTTACCCACACCGAGGCCGCCGCCATGCTCAAGACCACCGAGATCACCGTCAAGGCCAGCCAAGGCGGTTTTGAAGGCTACGCCAGCACCTTTTACAGCCTTGACCGGGCTGGTGACGTGGTCATGCCAGGGTGTTATCAGGACTGCCTGAAAACGTTCTTGTCTGACAACTTCATTGGCGGATCAATGCACAACTGGTCTGCACCGCTCGGCAAATACACCGATGCCTGGGAAGATGCCAAGGGGCTATTCGTCAAGGCGAAATTCAGTGACATCGCAGCGGCTAAAGAGATGCGAACGCTTATCAGCGATGGTGTGATTAAGATGCTTTCTGTGGGCATAGAACCGCTGAAGGTGTCCAATGTCACGCCGACCGAACTTAAAGCGATCTGGGACAAGGCTGGATACGCTCCTGATGAGGATGACTTGAGACGATTAAAAAATGCCAAGACAATTCGATTGATCGAAAAGGCTAATTTACTGGAGGTTTCACCCGTGACAGTTCCCGCCAATAGCAACGCCAGAATCATGGCATTTAAATCCTGGGATGCTTGCCCACCAGCGTTTAAAAACTTTGTGAATCGTGCTTTGCAGTCGGCACGCCAGATGGTTGGAACCGACCTGAAAGCCGGTCGCGTGCTGTCAGGTAAGAACGAATTGAAATTGAAGGCGATGCTGGAAGTCTTGGCAAGCGTCACGGAAGAGATCGAAAACCTCTTGAATCTGGTCAGTCAGTCGCCGATGGATGCGACCGAAGAGGCTGAAGAAGAAGTGGAAGAAGTTCCGGAAAAGAAGTCGCACGAGGTGGGCGTGATCGAGGCGCAACGGCTGGCACTCTTGATGGAAATGGTGTGAATCATGAGTGCTGCATTCTTTCAGATCACGGACATCGAACAGGGTGCCGATTGGGCGTTGCTTTTGAACCTTCAAAACAGCGACGGATCGGCCACAAATTTGACCGGTTGCACACTGAAGATGCAGATCAGGACCGCACCTCTGGACGCAAACGGGACGGTACTTGCCAACCTGACGAGTAGTAACGGTGGGATCACAATCGTTTCGGCAATCGCAGGCCAAACCAAGATCGCTTTGACAGCCAACCAGACCGCGAACATTCCTGCGACGAATAATTTCTTCGACGTGTTTTTGACGGATGCCACCGGCAGGACGACACGACCTGTGGAGGGCGGCGCAGCGATCCAGCCGCGAATCACCTCATGATGACCAACCTGACCATCCGGCAATCCTCGCCCGGCAACATCACGATCCGTGGCGAGACCACCGCGTTGACGGTCCGTGGTGCTGCACCCAATACGCTCACTTTACGATCTGATACGGGTGGCTCAATCCTCGCCCCAGCGACCACCACTACTCTGGGCGGGATCATCGTCGGTGACAATCTGTCGATCAACGCCAACGGGCTGCTGTCGGCTCAGGCAGGAGGTGTGACGGCGTTCAACGGGCGGGCGGGCAATGTTTCGCTGACGGCGAACGATGTTTCTGGCGTTGCGAACGGGTTGTATTTCCCGCTCAATGGCAACGTGACTTGCGGGATTGTGACGGCACCGGCATCAGTCCAGGTGAATACTTATTCCAGTCCAAATGAAACCAAAACCATTTATGGCGAGATTAAATCGTATTTTGTAGGTACGACCCAGTACACACAATATATCGGTATGCAGCCGGGTGTCACAAATTCTGATCAGTCAGTCGTTTTTGGATCACGCTTTTACGAGACTGAACCGACCTTTCAGAATCCTACTGCCGGATGGAGGCAATCCGAGCTGTCGATGTCTGCTGCGGTTATTGGGCTGCGATCCACGATCCGTTACGCCAACGGGACAGCTCAACGCGATATGGGATTCTCCTCTAATATACTTGGCATGAATTTCTACTTTAGCGACCCGCAAATACAGTGTTCAATTGCGGCTAGTTCGACAGGCATCCAGCTCAATGGACTTGCAAAAGCTCCGTTGCCAGCAGGCGCATCAGCGAGCGTCCCGTCTAGTATTAACCCCATGCAGATCATGAACAAAGACACCTGCGATAAACTCTACGCCCCTTTTCAGAAGTTGAACTAACATGAGCGTCTTCACCTCAAAACACAAAGGCGTGATCCAGTCGTTCGCAGGAGCGGGCAACGGCACATTTTGTGTCGGCGGCTGGCAATATTACGAAGCCAATCTCCCCACGGGCGAAGTGGATGCCAACGGGACCCCGCTTTACGCGATCTACGATATTCCGCAATCCACAGTGATGTACGCAGTTGATGACACGGGCAATGGTTGCGAGTTGAAGATGACACCCGCAAGCTATCAACTTTCATCAGCCAACGCCACTCTCAACAACGTCACCGTCTGGTCAGCCAATTCGATCCTGACGCAGGACCGAGGTGATGGGCGATATGCCCCAATCCTAAGCACCATTGACGGTGGCACGGCAACATCCACATCCACAGGCTCTTTTGATGGTGGGAGTGCAATCGCAAACTAATGGCACTAATACAAGTCAGACGCGATACCGCTGCAAACTGGGCTACAGCCAATACCACGCTGGCAACGGGCGAAATCGCCTTTGAAACCGACACGGGAAAGTACAAGATTGGGAAAGCCTCCACAGCATGGGCATCGCTCGGATACGCAGCCGCCAAAGATTACAGCGACCTGACAGGCACTCCAAATCTGACGATTTATCTGACCACAGCAAATGCAACGTCAACCTATCTCCCATCGGCTAACTTCACATACGCGAATCTCACAGGTACGCCAAACTTAACGATTTATCTGACCACAGCAAATGCATCTACGACTTATCAACCATTGGGCAACTATGCCACGACATCCTGCCTGACCTTTGCCAATCTTACAGGCAAGCCAACAACGCTGTCAGGCTATGGCATCACGGACGGCTACAGCACAAGCAACCCTTCCGGCTACATCACTGCTGGTGCAAACAGCTTTACAGGGTCGCAGAATTTACAGGATAACGAACTGATCCGAGCCAAGATTCGAGACTATAGCGAAACGGTTTCCAGCCCAACGATCTCAGCCGGAACGCTGACATTAAACCTTGAAACGTCCAATATCTTCACGGTCAGCCTCAACGCAGCCATCACAAGCATAACGATCAGCAACCCTCCTGCAAGCGGCTCTGGCGGCTCATTTACCTTGATATTTACTGCTGACGGCACTGCACGGGCAGTCACTTGGCCTTCGGCGATTAAATGGGCGGGCGGCACTGCTCCAACGCTCACATCGACATCTGGCAAAGTGGATAGCTTTGCGTTCTTAACCTCAGATGGTGGAACGAATTGGCAGGGTTATGTTGGAGGTCAAAACTTCTAATGATTGCCAACATAATTCGCAATAGCAAAAAGACAATAAGCCTCGATTATCTGATTGTCGCTGGTGGGGGATCTGGGGGATCAGGATCAACATTTAATGCTGGTGGTGGCGGAGGTGGAGCCGGAGGCGTTTTGCAAGGAACAATCGGCGTCAATGTAGGCGGCACTTACTCATTAATGGTTGGTACTGGTGGGGCTACCGCTGCGCCGTTTGCTTTAGGGAACAACGGTACAAGCTCTATTTTCAATACTTTTACGGCGATCGGTGGTGGTGCTGGTGCAAGCCATACGGTGCAAGGTCAATCGCCAAACAATATTGCAGGATCTGCGGGTGGTTCTGGTGGTGGTGGATCTGGCTCAACTGCTCTGGGTGGAACTGCTGGAGTTGGTGGTGCTGGAACTGCTGGTCAAGGCAATAACGGTGGGGCTGGCGATAACAATCAACCGTTAAATGGTGGTGGTGGCGGTGGTGCTGGTGCTTCTGGGGGTGCGTCTGCTACTGGTTCAAACGCAAGGGCTGGAGCGGGTGGTGCTGGCATTTCGTCAAACATCACCGGGAACGTAACTTATTATGGAGGTGGTGGAGGTGGTGGAATTTATAGCTATAACGGTTCGCCTTATATCGGTGCTTTGCAAGGGCTAGGTGGCATCGGAGGTGGTGGCAACGGTTCAGGAAATCTTTCAACGGCTGGTGCAAACGGCACAGCAAATACGGGTGGAGGAGGTGGTGGTGGCACTACTAATGATCCTTCTCCAAGAACTCCCGGCGGGACTAATGGTGGTGCTGGTGGATCTGGAATCGTAGTTCTTCGATTGCCATCAACAAATTCAATCACCGTTTCTAATCTCACTTATTCGTCGGACACAGTCGGGGCTAACCTCGTATACAGCTTTACATCCGGCAACGGCACAATCTCAATCGCATAAGGAGCAATCATGCAATATTGCCAAGTATCGCCCAACGGTCAAATCTCCGGCCCTCAGTGGCTACCACAGTCATTCGCCAATGTCAGCAACTTCCACACGTTGGACACTGATATTCTCGCTCAATACGGGTTCTACCCTTACACGCCTTCGGTCAAGCCGACAATCAATCCAGCGACAACTCGACTGGATCAAGTGTTACAACTGGTAGGCTCGAAGGTCACCGAGACATGGATTGTGGTTACGCTCACACCCGATGAGCAAATGGGCTATTTGATCTCACAAAAAGTGATGCTGAAACAACTCTTAGATCAGCACATGGACGCCCAGGTTGCGCCCCGTGACTTCGATTCGATTCTGACCGCAATCACATGGTCAGACAGCACCGTGCCGCAGTGGGCATCAGACGGATCCGCAGCCAAGACCTTCCGTGAGCAGTGTTATACCGTTGCATATAAGATCGAAACGGACGTTCTGGCAGGACTTCGCAGCGTACCCACGCCAGCCCAATTCACATCTGAAATGCCCGTGTTGTGGGCACCACCTTCAAACGCGAACGGGACATCATGAAGCGAATACTTGCGATACTGCTGATGAGCCTACCTACCGTGCAGAGTGCCGAAATCATTTTCGACACGCTCGATAAACCGATCACAAATCTCGTTTACACGGGGGCGAATCAGTGGATCTGGCAAGAGTTCAATTCAGGTAACGCTGACACGCTTGACAACTACTTCCTGAACGTGTCGATACCCACATTATCCACCAATGGCTATCTTTACGTCACATTCGTCGACACTCCAAGTCAGACGCCGATATTATCCTGGCTCTCCCAATGGAGGCTTGATTCGATCCCTACAGATCAGGTGACAACGCTCGGTTTCTCACGGTTCCCAGAGCATTTCCGACTTGACGTGCAGATGATTCCCCACACGAAGTATTTTTTCGGCATGTCTGGGACCGTACCTGTGGCATGGGCAAACACCGCCGATGGTTTTTCGGCTCGACTGGTCGCCAATTACATCACGCCAGAACCGCAAACGTGGATAACTGCTATCGTTGCCACAATTGCAATGACCGCAATAATTATAGCAAAGGTAAAACGATGATACTCGCCACCCTCGCCACGCTCCTGCTCGCCTTCGCGCCACCATTCGACGCCAAGGTGGTATCCGTCCACGATGGCGACACGATCACCGTGCGAACGGATGAAACGATCAAGATCCGCATCAACGGAATTGACGCGCCAGAACTGAAACAACCGTTCGGACAGGCTAGCAAACAAGCCATGTCAGGGTTGGTATTCGGCCAAACCGTCACCATCAAGCCAGATAAAAAAGACCGTTACGGACGGCTTCTGGCACGCGTTGAAATCGGCAGTAAAGACACCAGTTTGACGATGGTCGAACTAGGCATGGCGCACTGGTATGAGGCTTATGCCAAACACGACACCCAATTGCAATCCGCTCAGACACAGGCCAAGACAGCCAGACGGGGCCTGTGGTCGGATCCCAAAGTGGTTGCACCTTGGGACTTTCGGAAAGCCGGTAGACCACCAACGAAAGGTGAAAAAAAGTGATTAAAGATATTTTGGGTCAGGTCAATTACAACCAAGCACGCATGACGATCATACGGGCAGCCGGTGTGGGGCTTATCACGGCACTCGGAGTGGTATCAACTGATCTGCCAAAAATCATTGATACACTCGCACCGCTGGGACTTGCACTCACTTTTGCAATCGGCCAACTTGCCCATTACCTCGCATCTGGCGATAAACTCCCACCCTCGCTGAGCTAACACCAATGCAACCGACTGATATTCCGGCCACCGCTGATTATTCAATTCTCACAATCCCCATCTGGTTTGTATATTCCACCTGGACTGTTGCGGATATCGCAATTCAGCCGGAGGAATCAGTTGTGATTGCATTTATCAGATCTATTCCCGCCATGCTGGCAACAGCAGCGGGGGTCATTCAGGCGATCTACTCGATACGCCTCAAACGCGAAAAAATGGCGATCGAAAAGGAATTGAAACTCAAAGAACTTGAGCGACGCTTCCCCGATCCAGATTGAGATCCGTGGCCCGCCTGCTGGGATGAAGCCACGTCAAATGGTGTTCCCGAAAACTGTTTCGGGAACATCCTCTATTTCCCTTAAAAACAAGGCTCAACACATGCTCGCAGAACTCTTTATCGTCACCGCTCAGAGCTGTCAGAACGGTCAATGTCCACCTGCCGTGCAATCCTCGGTAGTTGCCACCACCGTGACTGTCATCAACAGTACGCAAGTTGCACCAGTCGTGTTCGTTGCGACAGCACCACCACGGCTTGCACGATGGCGTTTCCCGAACATCTTTCACCGACCAATTGCAATTGGGTGTTATGGCGGGAAATGCAAATGACACCAACCGCATCAACCGAAGACCGGAATAACATGGGCTTCCCGCTCATCCCATTTGCGGTCCTGTGGCCTCTGATCAGGCTGGTAGCCGTTCCATTAATCCAGTCAGTGTTGCCAGCACTACTCCGCAAGATCGCTGACACGCTCGACTCTGGCGAGCCAGGCACTATCTCCGCCGATGAGTTGGGTGAATTGATTGACGGTCAGAAGTCGCAAATGCACGCAGTCTACAAGGGGGAATGATGCTCAAGTCACTGGCACTACTACTGACATTTGCCGTGCCGGTGATGGCAGACACGGGACAGGCGACATCCCTGCCCGCCATGTCAGAGTCGTCATGGATCTTTGTCGATCAAGGCAACACCTACCTGATCGGCAAACAATCCGGCTCGGTACTGATCCTGCGGTCTGGTGACGAGCCGCGACCACAACCACGACCGATACCGATACCGATCCCTGATGCGATCACGGGCGTTAAGTGGTTGAGCGTGATCGTTGACACGGACAACCCCGATCAGGCGGCGTGGCGGACTGATTCCGCCCTTAGAACAGAAGTCGAGCGCAAGGCGATCAATTACCGCTCGTATCTGACGAGCGAATCGGACGTTGACAGCCTTGGATTTCGTGCGTTATTGCAATCGACCGGCACGCCGTGCGTTATCCTACAGGACGCAAACGGCAAACTGGTCAAGACGATTCGGCCTGCCAATCTTGCCGATATCATGGCGATTCTGGAGGCGATCAGATGAGCCAGCCCGAACTATTTCCCTGCTTCGGGAACGACTGGCGTGGCATGGGCAACCGTCCACCGTCGATCAGCCTAAAGCTCGGTTCGCAGCCACTTCCCGCCATCCTGCCAAGCGAATGGGTGGAATTCGATCTCACCGCATCGCCAAACTTCCCAATAAAGATCAAAGATCAAGGGCAGTTCGGTGCCTGCAACGGACACGCCGCAGCCACATCGCTGGAAGTGGCTCGCTGGATTGCCGGTCAACCTCATATCGACCTATCACCCTGGTTGATTTATGCCGATCTGTGCCGTGGTTGGGACACCGGGTCAAGCATTGCCGAGGCACTCCAACTACTTGAGAAGTCAGGCACTTGCGAGACTTCGCTGGTTCCATTCGGCACAATCAACCCATCGTCAGTCAAGCAACAGGCTCGCAACGATTGCAAGCGATTCAAAATTGAGATCGGTACGACACTCCTGACTTGGGATGATTTGTGCGTTGCAACGCAGCTGCGACGACCGTTCAATTTCTCGATCCCAGTCAACACCGGATTCAATGCACTCGACGCCAACGGTTGCCCATCGAACAGGTCAGGCTCGCACAACCACGCCGTGATGGGCGGGCTAGGGATGCGAAAGGCCGCTGATGGGCAATGGCTCATCAGGTGGCAGAACAGTTGGGGTACGCGATGGGGTCAAAATGGGCGTGCCTGGCTGTGTGAACGGAACATCGAGGGCTGGGGTTTTGATGCCTACAGTGTCTCGGCAATTGCAACGATCACGCCTGACACGGCACCTGCTCTTGCATCTTGACTAGATTACTTGATAATGTAGGTACATGATTATCTGTGGCCGTTACGGGCAGGCCGCAGACTTAACTTAGCCCGGCGCAAAGGTTACTGAAGCATGAATACCGAGATTGCCAATTTGCAGTCCGAAGCCACCGGCCTAAAGGCACGTGCTTCGGAACTCCTCGCTAAAGCCAGTTACACGCCTGAAGAGGCGATTGAAATGACATCCGTCCAAAAGCGGATGCAAGCTATCCACATCGCGATCACCAAGTCGCAAGAACTTGAGACTGTCCGTAGTCTGTTGCAAACCAGCGTCACAGCCCAAAATAGCTGGGAAACGCAAGTTCCCGCCACCAATCGACCGGCATCCGTCTACGATGTCAAGGGCACTCCGCCTGGCTACACGCCACAGCCCGGCATGATTAATGGTGGGTACAAAGTTAACCTTGTAAACAAGGCTTTTCTGCCCGAAATCGAGCCAAAAGGCGCGACTGTCGAAGCGTACCTGTCCGAAGGTTATTCGCTCGAAACAATTGAAAAGGCTTGCACGCCGGAATACAAACGCGAAATCATCAAGTTCATGCGAAGTGGTGGACGTGATTACGCTGGAGCCGGTGATATCGTTCGCAAGGCCTTTACCGAAGGCGTTGCCGCTGGTACATCCGGTGGTGGTGCTGCTCTGGTGCCGATCCAGTGGTCCGAACTGATCATGACGCCTCCGATGGCCGGTATGCTGCAGGATGCTGTCAGGACCATCCCGACAACCGCACTGACGACTCGCTTCCCACGGGTCCGAACCGCTCTTGTGGGCAACTATCCGATCCTTCCAGCCTCTCCCGTCACAGTCTTGTGGGGCGGTGAAACGCCCACGAATGCTAACCAGACTGATCAGGGTAGCGCACTGATCGTTGATCAGATTGACATTAACGTCAACGAGGTATGGGCTTACGGCCTATTCTCAATTTCGTTGCTGGAAGATAATGCCTACGGTCTTTCGACTTTGATTCCCGATATCTTCCAAAAGTCGTTGATGGTCGCAACCGATGCTGCAATCGTCGCGGGGACCGGGATAGGCCAGCCTAACGGGTTGACCGAAGCGTCCGTACTCCCGACAACCGCGGTGGTCACAAGTACAGGCGACAAAATCGGTTACAAAGATCTGACGAACCTGTTCTACGGCGTCCCTCAGCAGTTCCGTGCCAACGGTTCGTGGTTGATGAATTCGAACACGCTGGGCAAGATTGCCAGCCTTGTCGATACATCCGGTCGTGGCATTTTCCTGCCGAATTACGGCTTCATTGGTGACACTCCTGGTGGTGGCACGAATTGGCTGAACGGTAGCCTTTTGGGTCGCCCGATTATCATCTCCGAAAACGTCCCAGACATCGGAACAGCCACTTACCGTGGCCTGTATTACGCCGATTTCAAGTCGCTTTACTACATGTTGGATCGGGTTAGCCCGACCATCAAAGTCAACGACCAACCCGCCTACAAAAATGGTGCCTACGAATTCGTCCTTCGCGCCCGTCGCGGTGGTCGGATCGTACAGCCATACGCCGGGCGTGTTCTGGTCAGTTGATTTATTAGTTGCTTAGTTCTCCGCCGCCCCGTCCCGCCTGCATGTCTTCCCCGTGCAGGCGGGATCTATTTCAAGAGATACCACCGTGCCAATCTCGCCATCGGTCACCAATCTGTATCCACAGCTCGCCGCACTTGCGCCGGGGCCTCTACAGGCTCTCGCAATGGCTGCCGAATCGTTTCTGGTGCAATCGTTGGGCCGCGAGATTTCCGCCGGAACTAAAATACAAACTTTCAAAGGTGAAAATCAGTCGATATTGTGGCTCAACTGTTCGCCCGTTACCGCCATCACATCCGTGGTCATCAGCGGAACGGCAGCAGACATCACCGGATTGAAATTCGATTCCGATGGTCGGTTGTCGCGACAATATCAAGGCTTTCAGAATCAGCTTTTAGGCTGGACACCGGGCGTCTCGAATATCGTCGTCACGTACACATCCGATGGGCTTGACCAGACAGTGCAGGACATGCTCATAGGTGCGTTCATGAGCTGGATGCTCGACATGCAGTCGAAATCATCGGTCGCTTCCAGCGAGTCCATTGGCGACTATAGCTATGTGCTAAACACGGCGTTTATGAAGGGTTTGCCACCCTTCCTTTCGACACTGATTCAGCCTTATCGCATCATGGCGGCGGGTTAAAAAATATGGCCACAAATATCACTGTCAAATGGCGTGGTAATAAATATTCTCGCAACGTTCATGTTGCGATGGTCAAGGCTATTCAGCGTTGCACATTCAAAATGGACGAATTCACCAAGGACACCTTGGGAGTCGCCGGAAACGGTGTCCCATCGGCACCCGGCACACCTCCGCACAAGCAAACCGGATACCTGAGAAATTCAATCGGGTTTGAAATTGCACCTGACGGTTTATCCTCTAAAGTCGGGCCACGGGATCTCATGAAATACGGTCGCGTACACGAGTTTGGTGATGCAGAGGCAGGCTTGCCCGCCCGCCCGTTCCTTGGACCCGCGTTTCAAAGGGCGTTACCGATCATGCAACAGAAGATCCGCGACGCATTAAAAAAGGCAGGTACAAAATGAGCTTGCCCGCCAATCTGCTAAATGCAACCGCAACGATCTATAAAGAGACCAACACCAAGGGCACGATGGGACAGCCTGCACAGGCTCTCGTCAAGGTCATTGCATGTCGCTGCCGGGTCGATCAAAAGTCCACATTTCGCTATGTCCAAAAGGGCAATTTCGAGCAGACCCTAGGCCGGTACACGGTCTATCTGCCGGGTGTCCAAATACAACCGGTCGAGCAGAAGTTCTGGATGCGACTCCAATCTGACACCGGGCTTGATTTCACCGCCCAGGTGGACTCTGTCCGGTTGCCATCGCTGGCTAATCACCACACCGAAGTGGAAGTCATCCGCCGCAAACCTAGTCTGGCGGTGCCGGCGTGAACCTCCCGCAACTGATTCAGGCTTACTGGACTGCAAACAAAGGCTCGCTCCCCGATTTGTGGTTGGAATATGCACCAGCCACCGACGATCCACCGGTTGCCGTGGTCACGCCTGCCGGGTTCAGCCGTGACTACGCCAATAATCCATTTTACATGGACACCTACAGATACAAGTTTTCGATACTCGATATCGACGCCGTTGCAGCCTACACCAACGGTTTTGCGGCGATCACCATGATGACCGGTTTCACCTGCCCCGGCCTGATTAATATCACGAGCGAGCCAGAACAGTTTGCGACTCCATTTTCAACGGGTCAAACGAATATCTGGACGTTTGAATTCTCGATTGATTTCCTCGTTACTCCATCCTGACCCTGAAAGGCTATCGAAATGGCTCTCAAAGGCAATCCGCAGACGTTCCGAAACGGCACCGTTTTGATCTCACCAATCACGCAAAATCTTGTCGCCAATAGCACCGGCAACACGACGCTCGTGATTAAGTCCGGTTCCATTGACGGTGAAATCGAAGTGGCTGAGGCACCGACAAATCAGAACGGTACCTTGGTGGCTTATGGCAACGCCAAGACCACGCTGGAACTCTCCTGCTATGTCAGTCAGTCCAACCTGACGGCACCCTTTGCCAACGGCACCGCCTGGACGTTCCGCCGTGGTGATTATCTGACGGCAAATATCACGGCTGGAAGTCTCTCTGTACTCGGGACATTCATGGTCACGAAGTACGCCACAAGTTTGGACCCAAATGACATCCTCAATATGGATTTCAGCTTGCAGAATCACGGCGATCTCACAACCGAGAATTGCACACTCGTCGCCAATTAAGGACCGATCATGCCAGCCGTATTTCATTTAAACGAACTTGGCGATGACTTCATTGAAGTCGAATCCGGCGGGGCAATTTTTAAATTGTCCCCGCTCACGATCGGTGGCCGGTCACGGATCCAAGCCACGGTGCGGAAAGTGGCTGACGATCCGATGGATCTGGCCAACATCGCCAGCCGTGGTCAGGCTCCTGCCGTGGTGGCTGAGATCTTCAAGGTTGCGATCCGTCAACGCGCCTACTTTCCACCCGCAATTGACTCCGAAGACGGCGTGGCGTTAATCCTCCGCTCGATTGATCTACAGGTGGCCGTGGTTGCGGAGATGATGCGGAAGTTTCAGCCGGACACCTCGTCAGCACAGGCCGCCGCCATCGTGGATGTGATGGATCCGATGCGGTTTGCTGACTTGGCGACCTACGCTTGGACAGGCCGCAGACCGGGTGATCCAAACCCGACTCCGGCGGATCAGGCGACCCCGTCAATTGGCATAAACTGATTCGCCATCTAGTCGTCGAATGCCATCTGTCTTATCGGGACGTGTTGGAACTGACACCTTTGCAAGCCATCGCCCTGGTCACTGAAGATTCGGACCCACCGGGGCTGTTGCAACCCGACACGCTGCTATCTATCACCCGGTCGCTGGAAAGGATCTATCATGGCGGGGAATGAAGTCTCTCAACTTTATGTCCGGATCGGGACCAACCTTTCCGGCTTGACATCGGGGCTGTCGAAGGCGTTTTCAGCGATCGGTGGATTCGCTAAACAGGTCGGATCGGTTGCACTCGGGACCATCCTCGCCAAAGGCATCGGCGGAGCGTTTTCGATGGTCGCCAACGGCATCGGCGACAGCATCAGCAACGCCAGCACCCTGAACGAAACGCTCTCCAAGACGGACGTTTTGCTGGGTAATTCCGCAGATCAAGCCAAAAAGTTTTCCGCCGCTTTGGAATCGAAGGGGCTTGGCTCGCAGGCGGAAATCCTCGAAAGTTATCTCGCCAGTGTCAACCAACTGACCAATCAGGGCGTCGGCAAACAAATGGCACAAAACCTTGCCGAGCAACTGGAGGTCAGGGTGGGCGATCTTGCCAGTCAGGACAACGCCGATCCGAAGATGATCCGTGAGAATCTGGCATCAGCGATGGCTGGTGAATTCCAGATCCTTCGCAAGTACGGTGTGGATGCAAGCGCAGAGGACCAGCAAGCCAGCGGGAAAACCCGGTCGGAATATGTGATCAGTAAATTTATGACCAAAACCAAACGATCCGAAGGCGATTTTGATCGGACCAAATACGGTTTCGCCAATCTTGGGCGGGCCTCCGACACCAAGACCACCGCCGCATCGACTCGGGTGGGTCAGGATTTATTGATCGTTGGTCAAGCGTTCCAATATTTCCGTGGCCGATTCATGGACACGATTATGAAGGTGGCTGAAGGTGGTGCGTTCAAAAAGCTGGGCGAAAACATCTACACCGCGTTTTCGTACATCGCTCTTGCCGCTGATGCACTCATCGGACCGATCGTCAACGCACTGACCAACGCTCTCACCACCGTGTCAGGTTACGCCGCACAAGTGGCCGCGTTTTTGGCTAATCCTGCCGACACATGGACTCTGGTCACCAACAGCATCGCACTTGCCCTACTGACCATCTGGGAGACGCTCACGTCAGTTGCAAACAAGTTAAGTCTCGGACTAATTGCCAAGCAAGACATGGGGGGTGCCAAGCAAGCGATTTACGATGAAAACGCAGCTGCGTCAGAACGCATCGCGGCATCAAAGGCATCGTTTGACGCTCAGGTGGGCGACCTGAAGGATAAGTTCACCGCCTCCACACCGTCTTTGAGCGGTTCTGGTGCCCTCGGCATGAACGCACCCGCCGCCACCAGCATGAAAGCCAGTTCCTCCGCTTTCAACTCGCTCCTGTCTGGCGTGTTCGCTCAAAAGCCTGACAAGCAATTGGCGGTGATGCAACAAATTGCAGTCAACACGACACCAAAGGACACCGGAGCAGCACCGGTCACCAATAAAGCCACACTTGCAACACCTAAAACCGGAGGCGGAATCCTGTGATGATTTTTGACGGCTGGATACCGCACACGGACGGCTTTGGATATTCGGGTGAAGCCAACACGCTGACCTATTCAGGCCGCTGGCGTGCCCCTTACAGCACGCTGACACTCACACAGGCACGCAACCTGATCGACCCCGCAGGACGGTTCCTTGCCGCTGCAAATGCGACGATCGGAACACCATCACCCGCGTACAGTTATAAAGAGCAAATCGAGCATTC